AGGGACACACTATATGTATTTACAGTGGAGCAAAATAGATGTTGGAGCTCCAGATTTTAGAGAAGCGAACAGATTGTTTTTCATATTTTGGGAAGCGTGTAAAGCTGATAAAAGATGTTACGGTATGTGTTACTTAAAGAACAGAAGATCAGGGTTTTCGTTCATGTCATCTGCAGAAACGGTTAATTTAGCTACACTTGCAAGTGATAGTAGATATGGTATACTTTCTAAAACAGGTGCTGATGCTAAAAAAATGTTTACAGATAAAGTAGTACCTATTAGTATAAATTATCCATTCTTTTTTAAACCCGTTCAAGATGGTATGGATCGTCCTAAATCAGAACTTGCTTACAGAGTACCGGCTAGTAAGTTTACTAGAAAGAAAATGACAGCTACCGACGGTATGGAAGAGATTGAAGGTTTAGATACAACAATTGATTGGAAAAATACAGGGGACAATAGTTATGATGGTGAAAAACTAGCGTTACTAGTTCATGATGAAAGTGGTAAATGGGAAAGACCCGATAATATTTTAAATAACTGGAGAGTTACAAAAACATGTTTGCGATTAGGTAGTAGGATAGTTGGTAAATGTATGATGGGCTCAACATCAAATGCTTTAGATAAAGGTGGAGAAAACTTTAAAAAATTATACAACGCGTCAGATGTCACAAAAAGAAATAGAAATGGTCAGACAAAATCTGGTTTATACTCTTTGTTTATCCCAATGGAATGGAACTATGAAGGATTTATTGACGAGTACGGAGTTCCAGTCTTTAATACTCCTGACGTCGACAGATTCGCGCCAGACGGTGAACTAATAGATGTAGGTGTAATAGATAGTTGGCAAAATGAAGCAGATGGTTTAAAACAAGATCACGACGCTTTAAATGAGTTTTACAGACAATTTCCAAGAACTACCGAACACGCTTTTAGAGATGAAGCAAAAGGAAGTATATTTAATTTGGTAAAAATATACGAACAAATAGATTATAACGAGGAAATGTCTAGGACATTAGGAATTACAACAGGTAACTTTCAGTGGGTTAGTGGAATTAAAGATTCAACTGTTATATTTTACCCAGATCCAAAAGGTAGGTTTAAAGTTAGTTGGGTTCCACCTTCTGGATTACAAAATAGAGTAATTCTTAAAAACGGTATAAAGTATCCTGGTAATGAACACATGGGAGCATTTGGTTGTGACTCTTATGATATATCAGGAACCGTAGATGGTCAAGGTTCTAAAGGAGCATTACACGGCTTAACCAAGTTTAGTATGGAGGACGCTCCTGCGAATAGCTTCTTTTTAGAATACTTATCAAGACCACCTACGGCGGAAATATTCTTTGAGGACGTTCTAATGGCATTAGTATTTTACGGAATGCCAATACTAGCGGAAAACAATAAACCCCGTCTATTGTATTATTTAAGACGTAGAGGATACAGAGGTTTTAGTATGAATCGTCCTGATAAAGTTTGGAACAAGTTGTCCGTTGCGGAAAAAGAAGTGGGTGGTATACCAAACACTAGTGAGGATATAAAGCAAGCGCACGCAGCGGCTATTGAGATGTATATACAAGATCACGTTGGTATGCAATCAGATGGATCTTTTGGTAATCTTTACTTTAATAGTTTATTAAACGACTGGAGTAGATTTGATATAACGAAAAGAACAAAATTTGACGCAACGATAAGCTCTGGTTTAGCTATAATGGCAAACAATAGACATTTATACGCTCCAAATGCAAAGGTTGAAAAACCAAAACTAAATATAAATATATCCAAGTATACTAATACTGGAATTAATTCAAAAATAATTAAACAATAAGTATGGCAGAGTCTGGCATTAAAAGTTATTTTCCTAGTCAAACAGTTAGTGACGCTGAGAAGCTGAGCTATGACTATGGTTTAAAAGTGGGTAAGGCTATAGAAACAGAATGGTTTAATCAAGATAGAAGCTCTAATAGATATAGAACTAATAAAAATAATTTTCACAATTTAAGATTATACGCTAGAGGCGAACAATCTATTCAAAAGTATAAGGATGAGTTATCTATAAACGGTGATTTGTCCTATTTAAATTTAGACTGGAGACCAGTTCCGATTATATCTAAATTTGTTGATATAGTAGTTAATGGTATCGCTCAAAGAACTTATGATATAAAAGCTTACTCTCAAGATCCTCATGGGATTGCTAAAAGAACAGAGTATATGGAAAGTATACTTAAAGACATGAGATTAAGAGAGTTTAATGATGCGGTGAAAAACAACTTAAATCTTGATGTTAGAAAAAGTAATATAGAAGAATTACCAGAAACTAATGATGAGTTAGAACTTCACATGCAACTAACTTATAAGCAGTCTATTGAAATCGCGGAGGAGCAAGCTATAAACACCTTGCTAGAAGGAAATAAATATGAGTTAATTAAAAAACAATTCTATCAAGATCTAACAATATTAGGTATTGGAGCTGTTAAAACATCATTCAACACTTCAGAAGGTGTTGTTGTGGATTATGTAGATCCAGCTAATTTAGTTTACTCTTATACTGATTCTCCTTATTTTGAAGACATATATTATGTAGGAGAGGTTAAGTCTATACCTGTGAATGAATTAGCTAAAGAGTTCCCTCATTTAACAGAGGTTGATCTTGAGGATATAATGAAAAATAAAACGACTAATAGATCTAATTATAATTCTAAATATTCAATAGATAAAGAAGATAATAACACGATTCAGGTTTTATATTTTAACTATAAGACTTACATGAATGAGGTTTACAAGGTAAAAGACACCGCGACTGGAGCAGCAAAAATTATTCAAAAAGATGATTCGTTTAACCCACCACCTAACAAGCAAGGTGATTATGGAAAAATGTTAAGGTCTATTGAGTGTCTTTATGAAGGAGCTATGATTCTTGGTACAGAAAAACTTCTTAGATGGGAAATGGCAAAAAACATGCTACGACCTAAAAGTAATTTTACTAAAGTAAAAATGAACTACGCTATATGTGCTCCTAGAATGTATAACGGTAAGATAGAGTCTCTAGTTAGTAGAATAACTGGTTTTGCCGATATGATTCAATTAACACATTTAAAAATACAGCAAGTATTATCAAGAATGGTTCCTGATGGTGTTTATTTAGACGCGGATGGTTTAGCTGAGATTGACTTGGGTAATGGAACTAATTACAATCCACAAGAAGCTTTAAATATGTTTTTCCAAACAGGTTCTGTTATTGGGAGAAGTTTTACTTCTGAAGGAGACATGAACCCAGGTAAGGTACCTATTCAAGAAATAACATCTGGTTCTGGTGGTAATAAAATGCAGGCGCTTATAGCTAATTACAATTATTATCTACAGATGATAAGAGATGTAACAGGTCTTAACGAAGCAAGAGATGGTAGTATGCCAGATAAAAACGCTTTAGTTGGGGTTCAAAAATTAGCAGCCGCTAATTCAAATACAGCAACTAGACATATATTACAATCTGGATTATATTTAACAGCTGAGGTTGCCGAATGTTTGTCACTGCGTATATCTGATATATTAGAACACTCACCAACTAGACAGGCTTTTATAGAATCTATAGGCGTTCATAATTCTGCTGTTTTAGAAGAGTTGTCGCAATTACATCTTTATGATTTTGGTATATTTATAGATTTACAACCAGATGATGAAGAAAAAATGATGTTAGAAAATAATATTCAAATGGCTTTACAGCAACAAATAATAGAACTTGCAGACGCTATTGATATTAGAGAAATAAAAAACGTTAAACTAGCAAATCAATTACTTAAAATACGTAGAAAAAAGAAATTAGATAGAGACCAGATGTTACAACAACAAAACATGCAGCAGCAGGCTATGTTAAACCAACAATCTGCTCAAGCAGCGGCTCAATCTGAAGTACAGAAAAATCAAGCTTTAACCCAAAGCCAAATACAATTAGAGCAGGTAAAAGCTCAATTAAAATCTCAAGAAATGATGCAAGAGGTTGCGATGAAAAAAGAGTTGATGGGGTTAGAATTCCAATTTAACATGCAACTTAAAGGTGTTGAAGTGGAGGGAACAAAAGCAAGAGAAAAAGAAAAAGAGGATCGTAAAGACGAGAGAACTAGAATCCAAGCATCTCAACAATCAGAACTTATTGATCAAAGAAAAACCGGTACACCACCTAAGAGATTTGAATCAGGAGGTAACGATATATTGAGTGGAGATTTTGACTTAGGAGCGTTTGATCCTAAGTAAATTTATTAATTATTATTATATTATATTATGGAAGAAAAAAATGAAAACGTAGTCGAAGAGACTAAACAAGAGGAGACTCCTATTAAGGAAGAACCAAAATTAGATGATAAAGTTGAAAAAATTAAAATAAAAAAGAAATCAACTTTAAAAAATACTTCTAACGAAGAGACTATAACTAAGGTAGATTTAAGTAAACCACCAAAACCAGAAGAAAAAAATGAAACTAAAGAAGATAGTGTTGACGACAGC